TAATTTAGAGTTGCGTGCCAATAGTGATGGCCGTACCATTTTTGGTATTGCCGTGCCTTACAACAAAGAACAGCGCATTACTAGCACTATGGTTGAAGTTTTTAGAAAAGGTGTTTTTTCAGAAGTCATCAAAGCACCGCACCGGGTCAAACTTCTTAGGGGTCATGGTGAGAATAATGTTTTAGGCCGTGCCACATTATTAAGGGAAACAGATGATGGCCTTTATGCTGAGTTCAAAATCTCAAAAACGCGTGAAGGTGATGAAGCGTTAGAGTTAGTTAAAGATGGGGCATTAGATCAATTATCTGTTGGCTTTATGCCAATTAAAAACAAGAAAAGACCGGATGGCGTAATGGAAAGGCTTAAGGCACATTTAGCAGAAGTATCGCTTGTTACTTTTGGTGCTTATGGCGAATTAGCCGCTATCACAGGGATGCGTGAAGGCCAACCACAATTAACACCTAGACTAGATGAAGCAAGGAAAATATTAAATGCCATACAGCGTAGTAAGTAATCATCCGGATTGCGAAGGTTATGCAGTTGTTAAAGATGCAACCAATGAAGTATTAGGTTGCCATAAAACTCAGGCTCAGGCAGAAGATCAATTAACTGCAATTAACATTTCAGAGTATGGCACTAGGGAATTGCCTGATAATTACAGACCAGCATCTAGTGATGATGTGCCTGAAGGTCGTAATTGTGCTAATTGTTATTTTTACAAAGCAGGCTATTGTGATCTATGGGATGATAATGTGCAGGCCGATTATTATTGCAACAGGTGGGCAATGCAAAATCAAAATAGAGCCGAGAGTTTTACGCCTACAACCGCAATGAAAACAGAGGCACAAAGAGGACTTGATTGGCGCAGAGAGTTTGGCAGAGGTGGCACTGAGATAGGTATTGCTAGGGCTAGAGATATTGCAGGTGGCAAAAACTTGCCTTTAGAAACAATAAACCGCATGGTATCTTTTTTTGCACGCCATGAAGTAGATAAAAAGGCTGAAGGTTTTAGCCCAGGTGAAGATGGTTATCCTTCTAATGGTCGCATTGCCTGGGCATTATGGGGTGGAGATGCCGGTAAATCATGGTCAGAGAAAATTGCAAATCAAAACAGATTTGATGATAAAACAAGATTTAACACAGCGTTAGAAATACTAAAAGAATTAAAAAAAGAGATATAATAATCACAAGTCGTAGAACACCTAACCCCGATTGCCGGCGCGTTACACCTTCTCACTACAAAAACTACTAATAGGAGAACTATGTCAAATACATTTCTTGCTTCTCTACGCGAGAAGCGCGAATCAAAGACATCACTTATTCAATCAACTTTAGACCGCGCCGCAGAAGAAGCACGCGACCTATCTGAAATTGAGTTGGCTAATGTTGAAGCCCTTAATTTGGAAATCAAAAAGTTAGATGAAAGAATTGAGCAGATGTCAGATATTGAAATTCGCAACCAAAAGGCCGCAGATTTAGCCGCTAAAGTTGATGCGAATGTTGAGCCAAAAAAGGAAGTTCGCGCAGGTGGCTTTAGTGTTACACGCGAAGAACTAACTTACTCAGAGCGCACCGCAGATAAATTCTTAGGTGATGCACTAAAAGCACAATTCGCAAATGATTATGAAGCATCAGAGCGTATTCAACGCCACCAAAAAGAAATGGCAGTTGAAAAGCGTGCATCAGATTCAGGCAATTTTGCAGGCCTTGTAGTACCACAGTATTTAGTTGATCTATATGCACCATTAGCACGCGCCGGTAGGCCGTTCGCTGATGCCGCACGCAAGCATCCACTACCTACTCAGGGTATGTCAGTGGTCATTAGCCGTATAACCACAGGTACAAATGTGGCTTATCAAACATCAGAGAACACTGCCGCAGTAAGCACTGATCCTGATGACACAACACTTACAGTGAATGTAAACACAATTGCTGGACAAAACAGCATATCAAAGCAAGCATTACTACGCGGATACAACATTGAAAACATTGTATTAGCAGACTTGTTACGCGCTTATCACACAAAACTTGATGATGCGCTTCTAAATGGATCAGGATCAAATGGGCAACCATTAGGTCTAAAGAGCATGACTACCGGAATCCTTGTTACTTATACAGCAACAACAGGAACTGTCGCGGGGCTATATCCCAAGATTGCCGATAGCATCCAGCAAATTCAATCTACAATCTATGCTAATCCAAATGCGATTATCATGCACCCACGCCGCTTAGGTTTCCTATTGGCTGGAGTAGATGGTTCAAATCGCCCACTTGTAGTACCAAATGCTTACAATCCAATGAACGCAATTGGAACAGGCAATGGAACACCACAATACGGCAATAGCGGTTATTCAATCCTTGGATTACCAATTATCACTGATGCGAACATCGCAACAAATATTGGTACAAGCACAAATCAAGATACAATTTTTGTGGTTGATCTTAATGAGTGTCATCTTTGGGAAGAAGCCGGTTCACCTACTTATGTTAAGTTTGAAGAGCCAAATGGCAAGGTTGCAATCAACATTGTTATGTTTGGAATGTCAGCCTTCACAAGTTTGAGATACCCAGGCGCAATTGCACAAATAAACGGAACTGGCTTGGCTGCCCCTTCGTTTTAAGTAAAATAAGTTTCCAGGCCGCTACCCTTCCAGTGGCCTGGATTCTAACTATGATTGGTATTCAAAGAATGGAGTTTGTCTAATGTCCCAGGGCGATTCAGGATTTGGATACCAATCATGGCTATAACAAATGGATATGCAACATTAACTGAAATTAAAAATTACATGTCTATATCAGATACCACTGATAATGACTTATTAGAAAATTTAGTTGAATCCGCATCTAGGTCAATTGATCGGATTGCTAACCGTAGATTTTATTTAGATGCCACCGCATCAGCACGGCTTTACCGTGCTTACTCTAATATTTTTGTTTATGTAGATGACATTGGAACTACAAGTAATCTAGTTGTAGCCGTTGATGAAAATGGTAACGGTACTTATTCTAAAACATTAACATTGAACACAGATTACATTTTAGACCCATTAACTTCACAATCTTTAAACAGACCTTTTACTCAATTAACAATGGTATCTAATACTGAATCATGGCCAATATTCCCAGGCATTACATCAAATGGATTACGCCCAGGTGTACAGGTAACTGCAAGATGGGGTTGGCCGTCAGTGCCGGATGATATAAATATGGCGTGTTTAATTCTTACCGCCGATCTATACAAGCGTAAAGATGCGCCGGGCGGAATATTAGGACTAGGTGATTTGGGCGTTGTAAGAATGTCCCCAATTGGTAGAGATGTAACTGCAATGGTCAGGGCATACAAAAAAGAAGTTATTGCATGAACCCAAGTACAGTTAGAGATAATCTAAAAACTGCACTGCAAACAATTAGCGGTATGCGTGTATTTGATTATGTACCTGATTCTACAAATATCCCAACCAACAACGCTTTTGCAATAGTTGGCCAATTATCTATGAATTACGACTACACATTAAACCGAGGCTTTGATTCCGCATCATGTCAGATCATTGTTGTAGTTGGTAGAATGAGTGAAAGAAATGGGCAAGAAAGATTGGATGGGCTACTTGCTTCATCCGGTTCAACTTCAATTAAAGCCGCCGTTGAAGTTGATAAAACTTTAGGTGGTGCTGTACAAACGCTCAGGGTTGTGTCTGCATCCCCGGGAACAATAACATCCGCTAATATTGACTACCTAAGTTATCAATATTCAGTAGAGTTGATAGGTTAGTAAGAGAGGAAAACTATGGCCATATTTATGGGTAATAAAGTTGCCGTGATAGTAGGTACAACAACCATTACTGATCATGTCAGCACTGTAAGTCTTAATCGTGAAGTTGATCAAGTAGAAATCACGGCCATGCTGGATTCCGTCCAGAACATGGTGGGTGGAGTTGAAAGGCCTACACTGAATTTGGAAGTGTTCAACGATTTTGCCGCCGCATCAGTAAACGCATTGTTTGAAGATGCATTAGGCACAAAATTGAACATCAAATTGATTCCAGTATCAGGAACAGTGACCGCAACAAATCCTAGTTACACAATGTCTTGCCTTATCACATCATGGACACCAATCAATGGTGCTATAGATGCGGTTGCAAGCGTTTCAACATCCCTACCGGTAACAGCCTTAACAAAATCAACCAGCGCGTAATAAGAAAAGGGTGGGACAATGCACAAAATTGAAATTGTTAAAAAAGATGGTAAGAAAGTAACCTATGATCTTACGCCATCCGCAAAGGTGGCATTTGAATCCGAATTTAAAACCGGGTGGCGTAAGAGATTAGGCGAACTACAAATGGAATCAGATTTGTGGTGGTTTGCCTGGAGATTGGAAAAAGATTTAGGCAAAACCGATTTAGCCTTTGGCGATGATTACATCAATCAATATTCAGATGTTGATTTGGTTTACGATTCAAAAAATGGATAGACCGCCACGGCCAAATTTATGAGGTCGCATCCGTGGCGGTGGCAACAGGTATTAGCCCTAAAGATTTATTAGAGGTTGATCCAGCGATTTATTCAGCAATTAAAGCCATCTTACAAGAAAAATATTACAACAATAAAAAGGCAACAGTTAGGCGGAAGTAATGATTAAACCAAGATACGCAGAACTTCCTGGCCGTACTAGATCATTGGCGGCAGTGCCATCAATCTATGTTGAAAATTTAACTGAACTTCTTGAAAAAATGAAAAAAGTAGATCCTGAATTACAAAAAGAATTTAGAAGGGAATTAAGTAAGTCTGTAAAACCTGTTGCAAAACAAGCACAAGATTTTGTACCACATGAGCCATTTCCAGGATGGCGTGATGTTGAACCTTCATACCCACCTGCATGGGGTTGGGCTAATGATCAAGTTCATAGGGGTAGAACTTATGGTGAGAGTAAAAGAAGTAGATGGAAATGGTCACAAA